TTGAGCTACGACGGCTCCAAGTCTTCCCGCTCGTCCAGCGGCCAGCCCGTCCCGACCGCAGTCCAGGTGGAGTACAAGGCGAACATCCCCGTGGTGATCGCGCGCGAGGATGGCACCATCGTCGCCTACACCCCCGCGCTCAACCTGGGCTCCTGCGGCCGCACGCGCGACGAGGCGTTGAAGCGGCTGGGTGACGCCATCAAGCTGTTCTTCGGCGAGCTCCTCGAGATGGGCACCCTCGACAAGGCCCTGAAGGAGCTGGGCTGGCAAGAGGCGAAGAACAACCGCTTCACCGTTCCCCGCGTCACTGAGCAGCCGTCGCGCATCCAGCGCAACATCCCGGAGCACCTGCTGGCGCGCCGGAGCATGAACATCCGCGTCCCCGTGGCGGCGTGAAGTGCCGCGGCTGGTTCCAGTCCGGCCGGCGAAGCTGATCAAGTTCTTCGAAAAATACGGCTGGCGGGTATCGAAGCGCGGCTCTGGCGATCACATCGCCCTACGGAAGGAAGGCGCCCTGCGCCCCATCATCATCCCGGACTACTGCGAAGTCCCCAAGATGATCATCAAGAGCAACTTGGCAACCGCCGGCATCAGCCTTGACCAATACTTCGAAGGGATGAGCCAGATCTAGGCCGCGCGGATCTCCAGCTCGAAGTCCTGGCCGCCCATCAGTCGCTCGAAAGCCGCCACGGACGCCGCGGAGTCCGTCAGCCCGCGCTGGTCCTTCTCCAGCGGCGCGCCGCCGGCGGACAGCACCACGCCCCTGTGGAAGATGGCCGTGTCCTTGCCCAGCGCGATGCACCCCAGGAGCTGGGACTGGAAGCCCTTCTCCTTGTCGCCCATCACGTTGGCCGGGTGGAGCTCCACGTCCGTGCGCCCCGGCACGGCCATCACGTGGTACACGTCCCGCTTGTGGGCGGGGGAGTACAGCTTCTTGCACAGGTAGGTCCCCAGCGGGATGCAGGACAGCCCCGGCGCATTGCCGCGGTCCGGCAACTCGCCGGTCTTCCAGACGCTCAGGCGCAGCCCGTCGTTGACCTGAAGGTCCCCGAAGGTCCCCTCGTCCGTGGACTCCGCGGAGCGCGTCAGGATGGCCCGCATCATTTCGAGGACTCCTCGGCCAGCCCGTCCGCGGCGGCCTGCTCCACGGCCACGAACAGCTTGATCAAGGAGTCGCGGTACGGCGCCAGGGCCGGGACCTCCTTGATGCAGGCGTCGGCGGCCTGCGCGAACGCGGCGGCGCCGGCCTCCGGGAAGCGGACCTTGACCGCCGTCAGGACAGCTTTCAGCGCGGTCTTGTCCTCCGCGCGGTCCAGCTTGGAGAACAGCGCGTCCAGCAGTTGCTCCTCCTCGGCCTTGACCAGGCCCGGCAGCTTGCTCTCGGCGAACTTGAACGCCATGCCCGTCAGCACGCTCGAAGCGGCCACGGCGGCGCCCAGGCTGGCTCCCAGGTGCGACCCGACGAATTGACCGATGTCCATAACACTCTCCTTTTACCGCTTGCTCATCAGCTCGCGGATGCTGTTGTCGAGACGGTTCCCCAGGTTCGCCAGGTCACCGGACAGCCGCGAGCCGAGCGTTTCCAAGTCGGCCCGGATCTCCGAGCGCAGGTCCTTGGTCGTCGTCTCGATCTTATTCTCGAACTCCTTCTGTTCCACGCGCGTCCACATCGCGCCGCGGCCCTCGCGCAGCTCGTCGATCTTGCGCCAGGCCGTGTCCAGGTTCGATTTCAAATCGGCCTGGCGCTCCTTCATCGTCTTGATTTCCAGCTCCTGCGCCGCGTCCTTGTTCCTCAGCACCCACGCGATGACAGTCCCCGCGACGCCGAGGACAGCGCATATCGCGACAACCTGATCAGAGCTCAGGCCGAGGGTCATGGGACGTTACTTCCCGCCGGCAGCGGTGATCAGGGCCAGCAAATCCGCGAGCGGTATGTCCGCCTTCAGACCGGGTCCGTGGACCCAGTGGCCGTTGTACCCCACGAAGTAGTCCAGCGTGGTGATCTTGCCCGCGTAGCTCACCCAGGCAGGGGCCTGGTACGCGCTCAGCGCGTCGAAGTAGGGCACGTCGTCAGCCAGCTTGCTCAGGCCCGCGGAAAGGAACCCGCCGGTGTTGATGCCCGCGCGACCGCTCCAGTACGGATGGCTGCGGTTGATGTCGGCCAGGCCGTAGCCCACGAAGCCGCCCAGGTGCGCCACCGGCTTTCCCGCGTGCGCCATGACCAGGAGATCCCGGCAGGGGCCGGCCAGGAAGATGTGGTCGGGGATGTCGTAGCCGCCGCACACGCCCGCCGTGGCGCTCTTGTCGATGCCGAACTGGAAGGCGCCGGCCTTGCCGAAGCTCTTGCCCAGCGGGTACAGGTCCAGCGACGGCGCGTCCACGGACGTCCCGCTCACGGTGGGCAGGGACTGGAGGGCCTGGCAGTGTCCCGGCATGACCGCCACGGCCGCGAAGACCATCACCAGCGTCAACATCACCAGCAGCTTCTCGCACCACGCCATCGTTTTGCCTTTCATGCGCTCTCCTTGAACGGATGGTCTTTTCCTTCGTGTTCGCGTCTCTTGACTCCGCAGGTCAGGCACTTATCGCCGCCCGCGTCAGGCCCCGAAATCGCCATGCTGATACTGAGTCCCCCGAACGCCCCTGTCAGCAGCGCCAACAGGTGCCCGGGGTCTATCACCGCGGCCGCGCCGGCGTCGGCCGCGGGCGGATGCGGATCTTCTTGCGCGCGGAGGCGTCCCGCGCGAATCCCATCAGGACCAGCAGGGCCAGCAACAGCGCCACGCTCTTCTTCATCGCCCTTTGCAGATGATGGCCGTGCACGGCCCCGTCGTCTTGTCGCAGGTCGCGTACCACAGCTGGCCCGGCTTCAGCGGGAAGTCCAAGACGTTCACCGTGGTGCCGCTGTTGGAGATGGGCTCGCCCATGGTCCCGGCGGTCGTGGTGGTGGAGACGGTCGGGACATCGTTCGCGTAGATGTTGCCGGTGCCGTCCAGGTCGTGGATCCGGACGTACGAGTACGAGTTGGTCGCCGAGGTGCTGCCCAGAACCTGCGTGGCCACGCTGGTGGAGCTGTAGCTGGAGATGCTGACCGGCCCGCAGCTCAGTCCTTTCGCCAGGGACTCCGTCACCGGCTGCGTCACGATGCTCTGCGCCATCGAAGGCGCGGCCAGCGCGATCAGCGCGGCCAGGACGAACAGGACCTTCTTGACGGCGTTCACTTTCATGCGGCCTCCTAAGGGATAACGGCGGTGTACGCCTGCACGGACGGCACGTCGGTCATCGCGTTGATGGCGGCGACGGCGGCGTCGCACGCGGCGGACGCGGCGATGATGCCGGCTTTCACGTTGGCCGGGAAGCGGGTGTCGGTCGTCGGCAGGCTGTCGTAGATGCCGAGCGCCGCGTTGGCCTGCACGTACGCAGGCCAGCGCGCGTAGATGGACGCCGACGTTTGCGCGCGCACGGCCGCGACCGCCTTGGCCTTCACGGTCGTCAGCTCGCCGGCCGTGAACTCGTCATCGGTGGGCAGCGTCTTAATCGGGTCCGCCCACGTGATGTTCGCCGTTTCGAATGGATCACCGGCCAGCGCGTATACGGCCAGCGGACGGATGACGGCGAGCACGTCGGCGACAGGTATGCTGAGTCTCATGATGGATCCTTACCAGGGCTCTGCGAGCAGGCGACAGACCCGCATCCAGTTCTGGTTGTTGCCGTCGTTGAAAGTCGAGCAGGTTCCGCTGCCCGTGTTGCGGATCATCCAACTCATCGTGTGATTCCCCGTCCCGAGCGGCACTTCTCGCGGGGGATAGCTCATCGGTCCGTATCCGGCTGACGGGAAGGAATTGAGAATGCCGGCTTGCGGGTTGGCCAAGTCGGTGTATGTGCTGTCGATAAGCGGAGCGACGACGCAGTTTCCAGCCGCCGTTCCGTTGGAGGCGTTGACGCCCATCGAGATCGTCACCGGATACCCGGATGGATTCGTGAAGGTCAAGGTGCTGCTGATGGCGCTCCCGGTGATGAAGGTAGACGCCGAGCTGCTTCCCGCCGGGAGGTTGTTGACTTCGATACACGACGAGCCGTAGATGGTGAAAGCCGTCGTGCTCTTCGTCCCGTCGGCCCAGGTGATGCCCGTCGTCGGCGTCACGAATTGCAAGCCGCTAGAGCTGATGATGGAGAAAGTGCTGACTCCCGTCGTCATGAAACTCTGAGCGAGCTCGCGATAGGCGGTCGTGACCGTGCCGCCAACGACGGACCAAGTGGACCCGCCGACGCTCATGGCGTTGCCCGAGACCGTGGCCGTGCCGAGGATGACCGCTTCGGTCTTGCTGACGAGGTAGTTGGCGACGAGCGCGTTGCCCACTGTGGCCGTGCCGCCGGCGACGACGAAAGAGGTCACGCCGACGCTGAACTGCGACGGGTAGACTTGCATCCCGGTGCTCGTCATGACCGCCACGACGTTCGACGCGGCGGTGCCGCCCGCGAAGAAGTTGACGGCTTTGCCACTTCCGACGGCGCCGATGGAGAAGTTGCCTGTCTGCGCGTAGCACGTGCCGTCATCAGGCCCGTCGAACCATCCGTTCGTCCCGCCGACGTAGCCGGAGCCGTTGACGCCGCAGAACTGATAGTTCGTGCTGTTCGTGCCGTTGTCGGCCAAAGCCAGGAAGCCCGCGTCAGCGCTCGCACCGTTGTTCTTGTTCTGGACCGTCAACTGATAGTCCGCGTTGGGCGAACCGACCGCGTAGATCGGAGTGTTCGGAATCGCCACGGCCGACGCGCCGTCCTGCGTGATGACGATGGTGGAGAACGCCACGCTGGTACCGGTGGACGCGCGTGCGGCCAGGTCAGTCGTCAGCCCCGTAACTCCGCTCTCCGGGATTCCGGTGAAGTTCGTCCCGGTCAGAGTGGGAGTCGCGCCGCTGTTGATGCTCTGCGGAAGCGAGAGGGTGACGGCCGTAGGAGTCTGCGTGACGATCACCTGATTAGCCGTTCCGGTCAAAGTCGCCGTCGTCGGAACGACGCCCGAGCCGTTGCCGACGATAATCCCCGCCGCCGCCATGGACGGAAGGAACGCCGTCACGCCGGCGCCGCTCTGATACGGAAGCTGCCCGATAGCGCCCGCCGCGATATTCGTGGCACTCGGAACCGTTCCCGTCACGTTGGCGCCGGTGAGGCTGGTAATCGCGGCGCCGTTCGCCGCGGGGTAGGCGCCGGCACCGCTCAGCTGGACGAGTTGGCTGTTCCCGTTGAATCCTCCGGTGATCCCGCCGGTCGAGATTCCAACCTTGTCGTCGCTGAACTTTCCGCCGCTGTTGATGACGGCTGTGGAGAACGTGTGCGACACGAGGTCCGTCAAAGAAATGTTCCCGTAGGTGACGCCCGTGACCTGTCCGGCCGCGTTCACGCTGAACTGCGGAGCGATATTCAATCCGACGGTATAATTCCCCGCCGTGACGCCGGAATTGCCGATGTGCGTGGACAGCACGACGCCGGGCCCCAGGGTGGGGTAAGGGTAGCTTCCGGCCAGCACGCCGCCGGCTGCGTTCGTCGGAATCACGCCGGAGCCCATCGTTCCGCCGGCGATGTTCGCCGCCGTCAAAGAGGTGAGCGCCGCGCCGCTGGCCGCCGGATAAGCGCCGGCGCCGCTCATTTGGACGAGCTGGCTGTTTCCGTTGAAGCCCGGGACGATGTTCGCCGTGGAGACGGTGACGCCCGGATTGAGCGCGCCGTTCTGCACGCCCGTGGAAGGTACCGCGCTCGCGCTGGGAACGCCGGTCAGTCCCGCGCCGGATCCGTTGAACTTGGTCGCCGTCACGTTGCCGTTCGTGCCGTTCAGCGTGATGGTCCAGGTGCTGCCGTTCTGCGGGTTCGCGGTCGAGTAGCTGACGGAGCTGGAGCCGACGTAGAATTGGCCGTTGACCGCCTGCCACGCCGTCCCCGTCCCGGTCGAGGTGACGGGAGAGGTGAAGTACGGCCCGGCCATGGCGGGGACCGCCAGTCCGGCCAGCAGCGCCAGCGCCCGGAGAAGTCGCGTCATCCGCCCACCCCCAAGAAGCCCTGGTTGCCCAGCGCCACGTTGCCCGTGTAGAAGAACCACTGTCCAGCCTCGTCGCCCGTCGTAACGAACAGGAGGAACTGGCTGGTCGGATTGGCCTGCGCGTAAGAGACGCCCTGCGCCCAGGTCCCGTTCAACTGAACCAGGCCCACCGGCGCTACCGTCGGGGGCGTCACGGGCGAGCCTTGCGCGACCGTGTTGATGGGGACCAGCACTGCGCGCGCGATCTGCTCCGCGAGCTGCTGACAGATGAAGGTCAGCTTGTCCAGCGCGGCCTCCACGGACTTCGCGGGCATGGGGCCCGTGTCCGTGTAAGTGTTGTTCTGCGTGATGGGCTCCAAGCGGTTCAGCACCAGCTGGTAGCCTACGGGAAGCGGGGACCCGACGTTCGGGTAAGTCACCTTCATGGTCGCGGTGTTCGGCGTGTAGCCGCTGGTCAACAGCGTCACGTTGCCCAGGTTGTCCACCAAGAAGACCTGCAGGTCGGAGGCCGCGACCATGTCGGCCAGCGGGAAGGGGATGGAGAAAAGCGTCGTGATGCCGTCACCGGCGTAGATGACTTTCGACTGTTGGGACGCAACGCTCATCGGCCGCTCTCCATGATGGGCGGCTCGCCTCGCGCCTTCATTCTAACAGCCGAAGCGCGTCCCGCGATTTGCCGAAGTTTGCTTTTTCTTGTCTTTTTGTCTTCGTCACTTCTTCGTCCGGCGGGTCAGCAGGTCGCGCCAGGTCGCCTCGCCCTTGTCTTCCATCCAGTCCAGGAAGTTGAAGACCCAGGTGTTCGCCTGCTGCGGGTACTTCAGGACGATGGCCGCGGAGCGCGCGGCCTCCTCGCTCCACTTCTCGTCGAAGTGCTTGTTTTCGTCGCCCAGGACCGCGGCCGTCTTGCTGGCCGTGTTGAGCACCGTGTTCAGCGCGTCTTCCATGGGGCTCATGCGGTAGTCGGCACCGCGCTCGCCCATGGCCTTGTTGATGCCGGCGGCCGCGATGTCGCGCACCACCGGCATGTAGCCGAATGGCAGCTCCAGCGTCCTCGCCACCATGCGCTTGGTGCGGGCCTTGTCGTCGTCCGTCTGGGAGTTGCGGAACGCCTCGCGCACCAGGTTCTCGTACAGCGCCGGGAACAGCCAGCTGTAGAACACCGTCTTGGCGACGATGCCGGCGGCCTTGCCCCGGTTGCCCTCGTTGTATTCCAGCCCCGCGATCTTGCCGTCCAACCACGCGCGGTTGAACATCATGCTGGTCCAGGAGTAGTACATGCTGGTCAGCTTCTTCAGCTCGCTGCCGCGCTGCGCGCCCACCTGGTCCAGGATGGTGCCGGATCCGAAGGAGCGCGCCACCGCGTCGTCGGCCAGCTGCACGGCCTTCTCTTCCGGGTGGTCGGCCAGCGCGCTCTTGTAGACCTCGGACCACATGGGGTAGGCCACCACCTGGTCCGCCAGCGTGTCCACGATGAACGCGTGGCGCCGCCAATCGCCGCCGTTCTCGCCGCTCAGGGACTTGGACAGGTCCATCAGATCGCGCTCGCGCGTCTCCGCGCGGGAGCGCATCAGCGGACTCTTGCCGTCCACCCAGCCCTTCGTCTGTTCGGGATCCAGGTAGTAGTCCTTCATGGCGCCGGCCAGCCGCGTCGGGCCGATCTCCCAGGCCGCGTTGCTGAAGTCGCCCGCCAAGCGCAGGGGGAAGGTGGTGGCGCGGAAGCCCAGCGTGGCGAAGGTCCCGCCGAAGCGGAACCAACGGAAAGCCTTGTCGGCGCCGGTCAGGAACTCGCCTTGGTCGGACGCCACAGCCTTCAGCACCTTGTTCACCGTGTCGTAGCCGCGCACGTCCAGCGCGCCCACGATGGAATCCTTGGCGTCCACCTGGCGCAGGAACCGCTGCACGTCGATGACCGCTTTGCGGTAGGCCAGATCGTGCACCACGTTCTCGAGATGGTTGAACATCACGTCCAGGCTCAGTCGCACGGGACGCTTCAGCGTGTCCACGCGGCCCTGGGTGAAGCCGTGCTCCGTGTGTGCGGCCACGGCGCTGTACTGCTTGAACAGGGCGTTCTTCTGCTCCTCGGTGCGGAAGGCGTCGCCGGACTTCTCGAAGTCGTAGGCCAGCGGGTAGTAGCCGCCGCTGAAGGTTCCGTAGCGCGTCTCCACGGGGGACGCCGGCACCTTGCCGGGCTCGAAGCCGTTGACGGCCATCTCCTGGGCCTTGATCTCCGGCCAGTAGCTCTCCAAGTGGTCCCACACGCCCTGGACGAACTTCCAGTCCTTCTCGCCCAGCGTGTCCAGCATGTGTCGGACCTGCGGCTCTTCCAGGCCGAAGCCGCGCATGATGCGGTCGCGGTTGCCCTCGTTGCCCCAGTTGAGGGCCATGCTCAGCAACTGCTCCTTCGTCCAGTTGCGCCCGGCGAAGGTGTAGCTGCGCTCCGTCTTATAGGCGGCCAGCTCCTCGGGCTTGTAGTGCTCCTCGAACAGGCCGCGCACGTCCTCCATCATCTTGGCGCGGCGGTCGAACTTCCAGTTGCCGGCGCGCTCCAGCGGCAGGAGCATGTAGTCGTGGGCGGGCCCCTCGGCGCCGCCGTCCAGGTAGTAGGCCAGCGTGCGCAGGTTGACCATGCTGGGGATCATGGCGTCCGGCAGGGACTTCAGCGCCTCCAGCTTGTCCTTCCACGCCGCGTCGTTGGCGAAGCCCGGCGCCAGCTTGTCGGCGTACGGCCGCCCCACCACTTCCTGGATGCGCGCGCTCAGCTCCTCCGCGGCGGCCTTGATGCCTACCTTCGTCTCGAAGCTCAGGAACTTGTCGTAGCCGCGGCCCACCTCGTTGATCATCTGCACGGCCAGCTTCAGGTCCCGCAGGTCCGCCATGGACAGGTGCGGGAAGCCCTTCAGCCCGCCGCCCAGCAGACTGGCGGGCATGGGGAGGTAGTGGTAGTCGTCGTTGGCGCGCTGCACGAAGTCCGGCAGCGTCTCCGGCTCCCAGCCCTTCGCGCCGGCCTTCAGGCCCGTCGCGTTGGCGATCTCCTCGGGCGCCACGCCTTTCTTGACCAGGCTGTCCGCGATCTTCGCGTTGGTGGCCAGGTCCTCCGGCGTTTTCTCCTTCAGCCCGCCGGACTCCAGCAGCGCGTCGATCTGGCGGATGAAACCGTACGGCATGTTCTTGAAGTCCTGCTTGCGCTCCGCGTACTTGTCCAGGAACTTCAACGCGCGTTGGCTCTCCGCCTTGTTTCGCATGGACTCCAGCGCCAGGGCGTGGTTCAGCATCTGCTGGTTCTTGTACTTCTGCGCGCCCTCCATGTCGCCGCGCATCATCGCCTCGGCGGCCTTCACCGCCGCGTTGCGCTCCGCCGTGATGTAGGGGCGGTAGGCCGTGGCCTGGTCCACGCTCTTGCCGGACAGGATCTCCCGCGCCTGCTCGCGCGCGGCCTGCGCGGCGAATTTGGCCTGGGCGCGCCGCTGCGCCTTGGCTTCCTCGGACAGGGGGGGAGCGCCCTTGCCGCGGCCCATGGCCGCGCGCTCCAGCGCCATCAGCTCCAGCGCCTTGTCGTTGTGGACCGCCTTCTCGGCTGCGGCCTTGATGCGCACCGTGTCCTTCAAGTCGGCGTACTGGCTCATGTACGCGTCCACCTGGGCCTTCACCTTGTCGGCGAAGGCGGGCTCGGCGCCGATCTGCGTGGCCATGTCGTGACCGCTCTGGAAGCCGCGCTCCTCGGCGATGCTGTCGAAGCGCACGCGCGCCGCGTCGTCTAGCTTCTCGCCCAAGTAGTCGGCGGCCACGTCCTTCACGTCGCGCGCCTCGCCGAACCATTTGCGCATGTCCGCGGCCGCCTTGTAGGTGGGCGCCTCGCGCGCGTCCTTCTCGATCTGCGTGGTGACGCGCTCACGCTCGTCGGTCAGGAACTTGACGCGCGCGGCCGTCTTCTCGCCCAACTGCTCGCGCAGCAGGTCGGACACGGCGTCGTCGTGCGCGTCCTGCTGGGCGGCGCGGATCCAGCCGGCTTCCTCCGGATCCAGGCGGGACAGCTCGTCGTCGGACATCAGCGGTGAGGCGCGCTCGCGCTCCCGGATCTCCGCGTCGGTCGCCACCATGCGGTCCATGACCTCGCGCACCTCGGGGTTCAGCTTCACGCCCAGGCTTTGCGACACATTGCTGTAGATGCCCGTCAGCCACCGCTGCAGACCCGCGAACACGCGGCGCAGTCCGCGGCTGGGCGCCTTGCCTTCCGACAGGTACACCTCGAATCCCTTGGCGAACTGCTCGTGCTGCTCGCGCGTCAACTTCTTCGCGCCGTCCTCCACGCCCAGCCAATCGCCCAGCGTCTTCCAATCCTTCATGTACTCCGGGCTGGCGCGGCCGGACTTGATGTAGGAGAACTCATCTTCCAGCCACGCGTGCGCGGACTCGTGCATGAAGGTGGACGCGTCCGCCGTCTTCATCAGGCCGATGACGCGCCGCACCGGGTCGAAGTAGCCGCGATTGCCCTTGCCGGCGGCCTGTTCCAGGATCTGCGGCTGTTCGGCGCCGAACAGCTCCTTGACCTTGTTCACTCCCTTCTGGAACAGCGTCGGCTCCGTGCCGGGCTTGCCTTCGCTGGCGCGCTCGCCCAACGCGTCGATGAGGTCCTTGGCGCCTTGCGGGATCTTGTTGTCTCCGCTGGCCAGGTGGTAACGCTCCACATCGTCGATCAGCATTTGCTGGAGCTTCCCCGCGCCTTCCGGCGTGGCATCCGTCATGTCGAAAGACTTCAGCGTATCCTGCATGGTGGAGATGCGTTCGCGTGCAGCCTCCGCCAGGTGGCTGATCAATCCCGGGCGCTGCGCCTCGATGTCCGCCGGCTTCAGATTTCGCCGGGCAACCTCTTCGGCGATATGGCGTTCCAAGTCCGGATGTGTCTCCGCCGCGGACGCGGTCCACGCCTCTTCACCGACTTTTAACTTGACTCCATCGGGCGTGGAGGTTATCCTGTCGAAGTATGGAGAAGAAACCAGGTCCTGACCGTCGGGGAAGCGCGCTGAAGGATTCAAACCGTGAGTACGCGGATCTTCTCCGCGGAGTGCTTCACTCACCAGCGAATCAAAATCCCGCGCAGGCCGAATCCAGCGAGAGCTTGCAAAAGAGGGCTCTGGAGATTTATTCGAAGGTTCCTCTGGCGCAGGACCCTGGCTCAGCTCTCCCGCCCGTCGGCGGACAGCCCGGTACTGCCGGTCCCCGAACTTCGCCTTGAAGTCGTCGGACGCGCGTACCTCGTCGCGCGCCTTCTCATACATTTCCTGACGGTCGTACTCTTTCAACAGCCCGGCCTCGTGCGCTGACTCGGCCGCGCGCTCCGGCGACACGCCGCCCTTGCGCAGGATCCCCAGGTGTTCCATGTCCTGGAGCTCCGCCTTCGAGAAATCCTTGGCCAGCTTTTCCGGATCGATGGGGTTGGCGCGCAGGTGGTCAAGCAAAGGCGTGACGCCGCCGCCGGCGGCTGTGGCCGCCACATGCTCCTGGTCGCGCATGGACGCTTCGTGCTCGTCCAGCTCGGACGCGTCCCGGCCGGTGATGCTCACCATGGCGTCGTTGTACGCCTGCTCCACCGTGATGCCGCGGCGCTCCGCCTTCGCCACCATGCGCGACGCCCACAGCCGCGCGCCATTGTCGATGTAGTCCGTCCACTCCTTCTGCGTCTTGAAGGACTCCGGGCGCTCCACTTCGCCCATGCGCGCGGTGATGTCATTGTGGACCATGTCGAAGCCGGCGGCCGCGGTCGCGTCCTTCTCGACCGCGTTCTGCGCCAGGATCATCTCCTGGTCCATCTGCTCACGCACGGCCGTCGCGCGCTCCTTGCGCTGGTTGGTGGTCAGGATCTCCGGGTCGAAGGTGATGTCGTCGGTCAGGCCGGGGCGGTGCGCGTCCATCTCCTTGCTCTGGAACTTGCCCAGGGGGACGGACACCAGGCCGCCGGTCTTCTGCGCCTCTTCGTAGGAGTCGCGCACGCCCAGTTCTTCGGCCGCGCGCGCCGGGTCGATGTTGGCGCCCTGGAAGTAGCGCTCAAACGCCTCGCCGGGGATGAGCACGTTGGCCGCGGGCGTGCCGGCGGCCAGCGTGTCCAGGTGGTCCGCGTAGCCCTGCGGGTCCCCCGCGCGAAGCTTGGACGAGACGGACGCGTCGTGCAGCGACTGGACGAAGGTCTTGGACGCCTCGGCCGCCTCGGCCTGGCGGCTCAGGCGCAGCGCGTCCGTGCCCAGGCCCCAGCTGAGGCCCGGCAGTCCCATCATCAGGCCCACGCCCGCGCCGGCGGCGAACTGCTCGCCCATCTCCTTGGTCAGCGCCATCGGGTCTTCAGGCGCGAAGGGCTGGCCGGAGGCGTTCTTCGCCATCTTGACGCCCAGGCCCTGCACGCCCGCCAGCGCGGACATATTGGCGCCCATCACGCCCGCCTGCTCCAGGCTGTTCTTGGCGAAGCCCATCAGCGCGTCGCGCCAGCCGGCGGTCTTTAGCACGCCTTCGCCCACGGTCTGGGTGATCTGCGCCATCAGGGCGCGGCCCACGGCCGTGGACTTCAGCACGTTGTTGGCGGCCAGGACGCTGGGCGCAGCACCCGCAACGCCGATGGCCAGGGACGCGACCCGCTGGATGCCCTCCGGGATGGGCTGGCCGTTCGCGTCGCGGATCTTGCTCAGCTGCTCCTTGGCCTGGCCCGCGATCTGCGCACCCCAGAACATACCCTCGCCGCCGAAGTAGCCCACCTCCGCCGCGGCAGGGACTGCCGGGGGGAAGGTCAGCGCGGCCACGCCCGCGCCGGTCAACGAGCCCGCGGCGCCGGCGGCCTGGGCTTCCAGGACCTGCGGGGCCATCTCGACGGCGCCGTGAGCGGCCTTGGCCAGCGCGCCCGGCTCTTTGTAGTCCTCGCCCAGGCGGGGGCCGTTCTTGTAAAGCTCCATCTGCTGCTCGACGGCCGCGATTTGCGCGGCGTTGTCCTGGCCCAGGATGGTCCCGGCGTGCAGCGCGGCCTTCTTGGCCTGCAGGATGCCGGTATAGAAGTCGTTCTTGACGCTCTCGAAGGCGTCCTGGAAGCCGTTGACCAGGCGTTCGTGCAGCGTCAGGTTTCCCAGGTCGTCGTGCGCGGCGGCCATGTTCGCGGGCGCGGCGGCCCAGTAGGCGGTCTTCGGGTAGGCCGCCTGGATGGTGCTCAGGTCCTGCGGCGTGGGCGCGTCGGCGGCCTTCTTGACCGTGTCCAGATTCGCGGAGACGTAGCCCGGCTCCAGGCCCGTCTTGCGCGACAGCGCGTTCACCTGACGCGCGTGGTCAGGGTCGATGCGCGAGGCGGCGTCGTAGGCGTCGTGCAGGCGCGTGTCGGCCAACGGCACATCCGCCAGGGAATCAGTCGACAGGCTTCCACCGGGCGCACCTGACGACGACGGCAACGGCGTGCCTTGAGGCGCGGCTGGTCCCAACGGGATGTCGGCGAGAGCGGAGTCCATGCGCTACTTCTCCTGGCCCTTCGGGGCGGTGATCCAGTCCGGGTGGTTCTTGATGACGGCGTCGATGGACGCGGGGATGATGCGCTTGGGCTCCGCGCCGCGCTTCAGCAGGGCCAGCACGGCCCGGCTGGACGGGCTTCCGGGAGCGAAGGAGTCCGGCCCGCCCAGGCGCTGCGCCAGGTCCACGGCCGCCTCGGTGCCGCCGGCGGCCTTCACCAGTTCCTGGTTCTGCTGGACGCCCTCGGCCACCTTGTAGTAGGCCGCGGTCTTGCCGCCGAACACGCGGAAGAAGCCCGGCGCGCCCGTGGGGACCGTCTCCAGGTTCGCCTTGTACAGCTTCTGCAGGTCGGCCGGGTCGGTGACGCCCTTCTCGTACTGCTGCTGGAGGAGCGCTGCGGCGAAGGTGGCGCGGCTCTGCTTGTCCGGCAGCTTCGTCTCCAGCTCCGCGCGGATGCTGTTCCACTGCTCCTTCATGGGCTGGGTCTCGCCGTGCTGGAGCGCGTTCACCAGGGAGACCGTGTCGTGCTTGGACAGCAGTCCCGCGTTGAACTGCTCGCGGATCTGGTCCGCGTTCGTGACGGAGCCGTCGTTGAGTCCCTTGTGCAGGGCGATCAGCGTCTCCGGGTCGCTCTTCGCGTCGGCCTCGGCGTACAGGCGCTTGATGAACTTCTCGCCCTCGCCCGCGCCGGAAGCGTCGAAGCCGTACTTGGGGTCGGCCGCCATCTTCAGCGCCGCCTCCAGGCCCGTGCCCTGCGCGCGCGCGCCCACCACGTCGTTGGTGAACTGGGTGTTGGCGGCCAGTTCCTGACGCTGGCGGTTGTGCGCCTCCTCGCCGGCCATGGCCTTGACGAAGCCCGCGAGCTGCTGGCGCTGCTCGTCGCCCATCGGCTTGCCGGAGACGGGGTCCGCCAGCGGGAACGCCTTGTCGTCCAGGATGAGCGCGCGCGCCTTCTCCTCGTCGAAGGTCTTGCCGTCTTGCAGTCGCATCTCCGGGCGCGCGGCCAGCGTCTCCCACACGCTCTGCCGCGTGTCCGCGAACGCGCGGCCGCTGATGGCGCCCTGGAGGTGGTCCACGGCGTCCTGGGGCAGGCGGTCGCGCACGCGGTCCAGCAGCTGTCCGGCCACCTTCCAGCTGCCGTTGGCCAACTGCTCGTTGATGGGCTTCTCCGCGATGGCGGCGGCCACCTGCGCCTTGCTCTGGTCCATGACGCCCTGGTCGCGCACGCCGCTGCGCACCAAGGACGCGTGCTGGATCCCGGTGGCGTCGTCCACGGCCTTGCTGAGCGCGTCGGCGTCCGTGGTGCCCACCACGCTCTGCCCCACGGCGTCGATGCTGGCCTTGGCCGAAGCGTTGTAGGCCATAGTCCCTTCGCGCGCCTCGTGCGCGATGATGGACTCCCGCGCGGCGCCGGCGTGGCGCGCGGCCAGCTGCATGAACAGCGCCTGCTGGGATGGGTCCTTCAGGCCGTTCAGATAGTTCTTCTTCAGGCTCTCGGCCTTCTGGTCGAACTCGGCGGTGATGCCGTGCGCGTCGCTGAGCTGGCGGTCGAGCAAGCCCTGGGGCTTGTTCGTCTGCGGGTCCAGCACGGGGTTGCCCGTGTCCGGGTCCTGCTTGTGCCCCAGGTCCTGGATGTCGCGGCCGTAGGAGGTGTAGGCGTCGAACGCCTGCTGCTCCTTGACCATCCGGTTGCGCTCGATGGCGCGCTCCGCGATCTGCGCGCCTGCGCCCTGCGTGGCCGCTCCCAGGCGCTCCACGGCCTGACCGATGTCCGCACCGAACGCTCCCTGCACGGGCGGCGCGAATTGCGGCGCCGCCGGCGAGGTGGGGTTGAGACCGACGGACTGCTCGAGTTCGGGGATTTTCATGACTGGTACCTGTACCACTGGGACGCCAGGCTTCCGGAGGTGCCCAGGATGGTCGCGGTGGCGTTGTACTTGCTGGCGGTGAGCGCGTTCTTGCCGGCCATGTCGTAGCCGGTGGCCTGGCTGTCGTAGTTGAAGGCGGACATGGCTCCCTGGATCTTCGCGGCGTTGGCCTTGCTGTCGGCGTTGAAGCGGACGGCCTGCTTGTCCAGCTCGGCGGCGTCCATGGTGCTCTTGGTGATGTCCTGGGCCGTCACGGAGCCCGCGATGCCGTTGGCGCCGAAGCCGGCGCGCTGCGCGCCCAGGGCCTTGGACTCGTTGCGCGCCATGATCTCCTCGGTGTAGCTGGCGGCCTTCTCCGTGTCGGCAGCCTGACGGTCCGCCGTGGCGGTGGCCAGGCCGCTCTCCAGACGGCTCTGGTTGGCCAGGAAGCCGTAGTACGACGCTTGCGCACGTCCCTGCTGCATGGCGCCGTAGGCGCCCACGGCCCCGCCCACGGCCTGAAGTCCCATCCCTGCGGCGAAAGCTCCACCCGCACCCATGTCAGCTCCTCCGGATGATGAAGCCCACGAACTGCACGCCCGTGGGCCCGTTGACCGGCTCGCTGAATCTGGCGCCGAACGCCTCCAGCCAACGGACCGTCTCGCCGTACCGCGCGTCCACGGCGTTGTAGAGGACCGGGTACTGCTCCAGAAACCGGTTCAGGAAGACGCCGGTCCCTCGGACGAAGGTCTTCTTGATCTTCGCCAGCTCGTCGGTGCCCAAAAGCCAGACCAGCGCCTTGTCGCCGATGAGGGTGTCCGGACGGATCCCGAACATGGCCACAGGAACGCCCGCTCGCTCAATCGTGTAACGGAGGACCGAATGCGCGAAAGAATCGGCCAGTTCTTCGTCGATGGACTGCGCTCCGGTCGCCCGGACCTCTTCGGCATCTTTCCTCCGAAGCTTTCCCGCCAGGATGAACACGTCGGACCCCACCGCGTCCCGCACGGTCACTTCGCCCTTCTCGTAGTGGATCATCCGCCCACCGCCACGCGCGGGATCAGGCCCAGCATCATGAACGGCAGCGGGTCGGGCTGGCGCACGAAGATGTGCGCGCCGTAATCGTAACCGCTGCGGATGGACAGGCGCGGGATGTCCCCGGAGAACAGAGGCTCCGGCGAGCCCATGGCGCTGGGAGGCGAAGCCGGGATGACGGTGTCCAGCTGGGTGGTGTCCTCGCCCTGCATGACCTGGACGGCGCCACCGGTGTTCAGCACGCGCATGGTCAACTCCGCGATCTTCACCTTGCGCCCCTGGATGGTGCCGTCCTGCTGCGGGACCTCCAGCGCCAGCGTCTCGATCTCCGAGGAGTAAGGGAGGCCGACTTGGACGCGCGACGCCGGCGTGTCCAGCGTGATGGACCCGCCGTTGACGACCTTCTGGTTCTGGACGAAGCCGTTGGCCAGGACGGCCACCGTCTGCCCGTTCAGGTGGCTCAGACCGGACACGGAGCTCACGCGCTTGCGCGCGTTGCCGCCGGAGATGTACGCCGACAGGGAAGAGCCGTCCACCGGATTGCCGTGCGTGTCCGTCAGTTGGAAGGTGTTCGGCGTGATGTTGGCGACGACGTAGCCGTTGCCCACCACCGTCTTGTGGACCAGGCGCGAGATGTCGTCGCCGGCCAGAGGAGTGGGGACCGCGTTGCCGTTGATGTCCGTCCACTGCTCCATGCCCACGACCGTGCCGTCGATGTCGATGGCGTCGCCGTTGTTGAAGCCGTGCGCGGGGGCTGTCACCACCACGGGACCGGCGTTGGTCATGCCGGTGATGGCCACCGGGTTGTTGAAACTGAGTCCGCAGTCCACGAAGAATTGGTCCGCGGGATCCAGGGACAGTAGGCGCTGGTCCGCCAGCTCGATGAAGCGGGTCCCGTTGCGGTTGACCACCGCCCACAGTTGGTTGTAGCCGCCGGCCGGCGCCGGGATGGAGGCGATGAACTCGAACTTGCCCAGCGTGTCGTGGCGCGTCCAGGCCACCACCTCCTGCTCGGGCAGGTAGGTCAGGCTGAGCAGCGCGCCGTCGGAGCGCACCATCCACACGATGGAGTCCGGCTCCTGCTGGTACTTCGCGTCCACGATGGTGTAGCCCGTGAACAGGTGGTTGGACAGCAGGCTCAGATTCGTGCTGTCGTAGGAGTTGGTGTAGATGCTGAAGGCCATCTCGCGCACCACGCTGCCCATGGGCTGGACCAGCAGCAGGCGGATGCCGACGGGGATGGGCTTGACCGCGGACGCGCCGCGGCGGCCCTGGGGGGAGATCTGCACCGTGGTGGGCGTGATGACGCCGCTGGCCGAAGTGATGACGAAGTCCGTCTCGGATGTCAGCGCCATCAGCTCGCGCGGTGCGGCCAGGCTCTGGATGGCGTTCAGCTTCTGCGACGGCAGGTTCACGTTGATGCTGTCCGAGTCCACGATGGGGTTGCTGACGCCGTAATCCGTGTAGCCGCTCACCACGCTGCCCCAAAGGGTGTCCGGCTGCGCAGGAGTGCCCGCCATGAAGAGGCGGTCTTGGTGAAACAGAACGCGCGACGGGAATCCCCGGTAGGTGGACCACGCGCCTTCGGCCCATTCCGAGGTGGCTACCGTGTCGCCCAGCGTCGTCAACACGGTGCCGATGACCTGAGTGGAACTGGTGAAAAGCGAGATCTGGACCACGCCAACCCAGTCGAACGAATTGGCGGACAGGTTCGCCGTGACGTTGCCGGAACTGTAGGTGGTGAAGATCGTCCGGATCAAGCACTGGCTGACGCCCGTCTCGCCCGTCGTGTTGTAGTTGGCGTTGGCCGCGGAGGTGAAGGACTGGAGCGTGACCCAGGTGTTGCCACCGTCCTCCGACATCTGCACGGACATGGTTCCCGTCCAGGAGCCGCTGGTCAGCAGGCTCCAGGTCGTCCCGCATTTGATGACCGTCCCCGTCGCGCCGCCGGCACCCAGCGTGTCGCTCGTGCTCTGCGCCGAGATGGTGTGGACGATCTTCCACAGCGCGCCGATGTGCTGGGCGTTGAAGACGCCGTAGCTTGCCGTCAGGGTGACGCCGCCCGAAGGCGTGGCCGTCGCGCCTGTCGTGGCTGGGGCGGTGTAGGTGCCGATGGGGATGGAACTGGTGATCAGCGTCTGCGTGCCCAGCGCGCATAGGTAGAACGCCGAACTGGTGTAGACGGTGATGCTGTACTTGCCATTCAACACCACGGGGAATCCGCTCAATCCCGCGATGGTGATGATGCTGGAGTTGTTCAACCCGTGCGGCACCGTCGTCGTAACGAACACATAGCTGGACCCGACCACGACGGACGCGATGTTCAGCGCCGCGGCCCCGGGGTTCTTGATGGCGCTGGGCGTGATGGTCCTCGTCGCGTCGGTGTTGTCCAGCATCCACGGCCCGTTCTGGAAACCGAACGCCGAGATCGTCCAGTTGGTGGCGGCGATGCGCGTCAGCGTCTGCGGCGCGTAGTTGGGATGGGTGAAGTACATCACGTCCGCCGATTGGGCGAAGTCGATTCCGGCCAGGTCCGCGCCCGCCCACGGCGTGGGGATCTCATAGGCGTTCTGCGCCACCCAGTCCCCGTTGGCCAGATCCGTCGCGAAGGTGCCGGCGGTGTGCGCCGTCACGCAGTAATACTGCACGCCGCCTTGCGTCACGAAGTTGCCGACGACGTAGCTAGTCCCGGTCACCCACGCCGACGCGCCGGTCATCTGGACCTGGCCGCCGTTGTAATAGAACCGGGCGTAGTTGTGCCCCAGCTCGATGATGTAGGACTGGAGGCTGGAGTACGAGAACTCGATGAGCCGGACCGGGTGCGTGGAGTCCTTAGCCAACGCGATCATCCGCATGCCCGGGCGGTTGTACGCGCCGCCGGTGGGCGAGATGATGACGTTGCGCGCGCGCTTCAACCCGGACTGGTACTTGGCGAAGTCGGTCCGCGCGTGCAGGTTGGGGGCAATCTCCCCGGCGCCGAAGGTGGTCTGGCTGGCGTGGATGACGGGCATCAGCCGCGCGACCTCACGAACTCGGAGGTGCGCTTGGCGCGGTCCTGGCCCTCCACGAAGTTGACGCGCTTGGCCTCCTGGATCTGCGCCATGTACTTGTTCTCCATGGCGGCGCGGCTGTTCGGGTCGGCCACCAGGTGCTGGGCCAGCTCCGCAGCCAGCTTGAAGGACATGGACTTCACGAACAGCGCGTCCCACATGGTGGTGTCGTCCACCAACGCCGTCATCTCGGCGTAGGCGCTCTGCAGCTGGGAGACGATGATCTTGCCGCCGGTGACGGGACCGATCATCTCGCGGAAATCGGGGTCTTCCAGGATCTCGGGACGAGCCTTGCCCTCGGGGTCGCAGTACCAGTCCGGGATGGACATGCCGCCCATGTCGCCGATGATGGCGGTGAACACCTTGCGCACCAGCAGGCACTTGGAGGGGTAGCCATAGGCGAAGTTCCAGCCCACCACGGCGTCCTTACCGGACAGGGCCAGCGGCTGGATGAGTGTGGCGAAGTTCCACGGGCAGTCGCGCAGCACCTCGTCACGACTGGGGGCCCACAAGGCAGAGGACCGGCGCGCAGCCTCGGAGTTCTCCGAAAGGCTGGCCACCAGGCGCGTGCCCAGGTGCGTCATGGCGAGGTTGATGATGTCGAGCTGCGAGCTCATGGCTCTCCGTGTGGGGAGGGAGGCGGCCGCGGCGTCAGGCCGCCTCCCCGGTTCGCGTCAGGTCAGTCGGCGTCCTGGGCCTTCTTGCCGGGCTTGCCCTTCTTCTCGGTCTCGGGCGCGGTTTCGGGGGCCTTCTCGGGTTCGGCCTCCGGCTTAGCCGCCTCCTTGGGCTTCGCCAAGGCGTCCTGGGCCTTCTTGCCGGGCTTGCCCTTCTTCTCGGTCTCGGGCGCGGTTTCGGGGGCCTTCTCGGGTTCGGCCTCCGGCTTAGCCGCCTCCTTGGGCTTCGCCAAGGCGTCCTGGGCCTTCTTGCCGGGCTTGCCCTTCTTCTCGGTCTCGGGCGCGGTTTCGGGGGCCTTCTCGGGTTCGGCCTCCGGCTTAGCCGCCTCCTTGGGCTTCGCCAAGGCGTCCTGGGCCTTCTTGTTCATGTCCTCGTTGACGAAGCGGAAGTGCGGGAGGGGGAACAGGGCGGTGTCCGGCAACTTGCGGGCCTTGGCGCTGGCGCGCAGCTCGGCTTCGCTCGCGTCGATGACGCGGCCCTTCTCGCTGTGGCCGTGGTGGTTGTAGCAGTCGTTGAAAGCGACGATCTTGTACATGCGTTTCTCCTTGCGGCAGGGTCCGGGGAGGCGGCCGCGGCGTCAGGCCGCCTCCCCGGTTTACTGCGTCCGGCTTACTCCACGCCCGCGCCGGAGCGCAGGGTCTGACCGACCAACTCGGGGTCGGTGGTGAGGAAGGCGTCCACGGAACCGGCGTTGAAGTTCTCGCCGCCGGCCACGACGTACGACAGCCCCAGGTAGCGGCGGGAGCCGCGGGGCATGCGCACTTTCCAGATGACGGCGCCCGCCGTCAGCGCCGCCACCGCGCGCACCGGCGAGATGTCCAGGTCGTAGACCGTGCCGGTGAGGACGTTGTTGCCGTCCACGGCGTCCGCGGTCTGGACCTTGACCTGCAAGGTCGCCACGTGCGTCGCGGAGTCCAGGGACACCTTGGAGCGCACGACGAGCCACAGCTGCTCGTACGCGTCGCCCTTGGCGCCCTGGTCGATGGTGAGGAGCGAAACCGCCGAGGCGGTGATGGCCTGGGCGCTGCTGAACTTGTTCTGGATGTCGAGGTAGGTCATGGTGATTTCTGGCTCCTTGCCTTAGGGCACCGGGCGGATCACGGCGTAGTTGATGACCGCGCCGCCCGTTCCGGGGTTCTGGTTGACCGCGATGTTGAACTTCGTCGCGGCGGTGATGACGACGGCGGTGACGAAAGTCCCCGCCGTAGCCCCCTGCGTGGCCACGGTGGCCACCACGATGTCGCCCGCCGCCACTCCGGCGTCGGTGACGTCGATGCTCGTGCTGCCGCTCAGCACGGTCGCCTGGCCCACCTTGCGGGGGACCCCGGCGCACTGGCCGAACACGGCCTGCAGGTACTTCCTGAGATCCTGCGACGGATTCAGGAAGTTCAGATTCACGGCTCCCAGCTTCAGGGCCATGGTCTTAGCTCACCTGCGCTTCGGTGTTGAGAAGCGCGTCCACGCGGCGGACCGGGATGCCGAGAAGCCGGGTGATGGGCTCCCCGTTCTCCACTTCCTCGTCGATCTTCACCAGGGCGTTGCTCTTGTTCATCGCCTGGATGTCCAGCCCGGACTTGATCGCGCGGTTGCAGTACCACGCGACGCGGCCTTCGCTCATGTTCCAGATGCGGTTCGTCGCCACGATGGCCTGCTTGATCAGGTTCGCGGAGCTGTCGTTGAGCGAGCCCGCGGTGGCCATCGCCGTGGTGTCGATGTTGGCGATGCGGACCGCCTGGCGCCAGTCGCGCACGGCCAGGCCCATGCGGGCCTTGTACTGGTCGATCCACGCCCAGAACTGCGCGCCCGTGCCCTGGCCGTCGTTGACCAGGAAGCGGCCCTTGTCCTCGTGCGCGATGCCGGCCTTCGTCCCCTTCGGGAAGAAGGTGTGGATGCCGTTCTCGCCCCACGCCACCAGCCACAGGCTGGTGTTGTTGCCGTTGGCGGGCGTGCCGTACAGGCCGCCCTCCGAGGCGTCGATCACGTTGTAGCCGGAGTCCGGCTTCGACGCGTCGGGGTTCACCAGCGACTGGTCCGCGTTGAAGTTGGCGTTCAGCGCGGAGTAGAAGGTGGACAGCCCGGTGAAGCGCTCCGGGTTGACGCGGGTGTCGCCGTACAGCAGCGTCGAGGCCAGCGTCTGCGCGATGGACTCGATGAACGGCGCGTTCTCGGACAGGCGGAAGGCCATGCCGTCCGACTGGATCTCCACCAGTTCCTCGTCCACCTGACCCATGGCCTCGAGGAGGCCGGCCGTCAGGGTGATCTGGTGCGCGGTGGACTTGCTGGGGATGACGCCCTGGTTGATCTGGCGCCACGCGACCGAGGGCAGACCGTCGCGCACGGTCGTGACGTGACCGGTGGCGAGGTTGCCTTCCACGGACACGGCGTCCGTGAGCATGTGGTTCACGCGGTTCATCATCTCGACGATCCGCGCGATCTTGCCGTCCTCGGTCCGCTTCGCGCGGTCGAGGAGCGTGAGGTTCGTGTTTCCGACGATAGTGCTGGCCATTGGGCTTTAGCCCTCCTTGTCGATCATTTCTTCAGGTGAGCCATCGTCTTGTCGTAGCCGAACAGCTCGGCGTCGGTCTTCGGGGACTCTTTGCCCGAGCCTTCGACGAACTTGTCCTCTGAGATGGCTTTCCCGACGGCGTGGGCGAACTTCAACACGGCCGGGTGGTTGCCCAATCCCGACTCGTTGAGGACCTTCTTCAGGTCCGGCGGCCCGAAACGCTCGATCGCTTTGGAGGCGACCGCGAGGTCCGATTCGAACGTGTTGCCGAAGGCCTTTTTGCTCTCTTCGAGCCAGCTGGTCTTGAGCTCGTCGAACGAACGGATGCTCGCTTCGCGGTCCTGCGCGACGATCTTCGTATAGAAGTCCAGTCCTTCCTGCGCGGCTTCCTGCGGGAGGTTCAGCTTCTTGGCGAGCGCCGTGAACGCGTCCATGGCGGGCGCTTCGAGTTTCATGCCCTCCGGCAGTTTGAAGTCCTGGTACTTTTCCGGTGCGCCTTGCGGCTGGTCCTTCGCGGCGCCTTCCGGCTTGGCGCCGTCCTTCCCCGTTTCCGGGGCGGGAGCGGTGGTGGTGGCGGCCGCCGCGGCGGCGGCGGGATCTCCGCCCAACAGAGTGCCCGCGTCCTTGGCGGGCGCGGCGGGGGCGGCAGGGGTGGCCGCGGCGGCGGGCGCCGGTGTGGCGGGAGCGGCGCCGCCGGCGGGGGCCGGAGCGGCAGCGGCGGGAGCGGGTGCGGCGGGAGCGGCGGGGGCGGCGTTGCTCATTGAGCCTCCAATTCCTTCTTCTTGTCCTTCAGCCAATTCGCGTCGGTGGTGTCCTGGGAGACGGCCTCGCGCTGCATCTGCGCGAAGGCGTCCGTGCTTGCTGCCATGATGTCGCCCAGGATCCCGTTGCCGACCTTGCGCTGGCCTTCGTTGAAAGAGGTGAGGTGCGGGGACTGCGGGTCGAAGGAACTTGTGAAGGTCCCGGCCTGCGTCATCACGCGCCAGCAGAAGCGCCGCATGCGCGGGCCCAGTTCCGGGTGGCGCAGCAGGGCCAACAGGTCCTGGATGTCGCGCTCCCGGCGCTTGGCGGCGCGCTCCTCCAACTGGCGGTTCAGCTCGGCCTGGTCTATCACGCCACGCCTCCCGGGGGCGGTGTTCCGTTGCCCAGCAGGCTGGCCAGGGCGGTCCCGCCGCCCAGCTTGGTGTCCGCCATGACCTTGGCCGTGGACGCGGCGGCCTGCGCGTTTTGCGCGGCGGCGGCCGTCTGCTGCTGCTTGGCGCGCGCGGCGCGCATGGCGGCCATGGAAGCCATTGACGCCAGGATCTTCGCCGGCAGGCCGATGCGCTCCGCGTACACGCGCACTTCCTCGTCGAAGTCCACGTTGTCTAGCACCTCGGGCTTGGCCGCGGCCAAGTTGCCCACGAAGCGGTTGAACTGCTCCAGGACCGCCGTCTCGGACATCTGCTGGGCCTGGGCCAGCATGGAGATGTACTTGATCTGCAGCTGACGCCCGGCGATGGACGGCGGCGGAGGCGGCAGCGCCTTGGAGCGGACCAGGATCTTGAAGGTGCGCTCGATGGCCGGGCGGTGCATCTCGTTGGTGAGTCGGTGGATGATGGGCCCCAGCATCAGAAGCTTCTCGCCCTGGCGCTGCATGACCTCCTCGGCCGTCATGTCGCGCCCGGCGTTGGCGATCATCAGGAAGAAGTCCGCGAAGAACCCGTCGCCGATCTTCTTGGTCAGCCGGTCCATGGCGCGCTCGATGGCGGGCAGGTCCGGGTTGATCTGGTAAGCCGCCTTCACCCCGCCCTGCGCCTGCGACGACGCGCGCGTGAGCCCGCCGGGGAGCGTGTTGACCACCACGCCGGCGTCCGCCACCATGGGCGGGTCCACCACCTTGTCCACGGCCTCCAGGTACTTCTTGACCAGCTTGTAGAGCGTCTTCACGTCGCCCAGCACGTCCCAGCCCGGTCCGTTGCCGTACACATCGGCCGTGGTGGTGAAGTCCCAGCGCGAGGCGATGACGGGGAACTCTTCGAAGCCGCTGACGAGGAGCGCGCGCGTGTTGCCGTCCACGTTCGCCTCCCAATAGATGGACCGAAAGTCCATGTTCTGCGCGTCGCGCAGGCCCGGGATGCGGTCGTCGTTCTCCTCGATCAGGTGGTAGACCAGGTGCCAGGTGTCCAGGATGTTGGAGTTGTACTCGGACTGCACATTCGCGGAGCAGTTGTCGTAGCCGAACTGCTTGATGAGCTGTCCGCCCGTCATCCAGAACTGGCGCGCGAACGCGTTGACCACGCCCTCCGCGGAGCGGCCCAGGAAGTATTCGCCCGCCGTGAAGGTGCGCGGACGGACCACCGTCTTCGCGTTCTCCAACAGGATGAACGCATTGACGCCGAAGCCGGCCACTTCCTCGTAGCCGGAGTAGAACGCGGAGTAGATGTCCGACTCCTGGAAGGCGCGGTGCGTCTTCTTCGTGGCGTTCTCCAGCCACGCCTTCGCGTCGTCCTCCTTCATGGCCTCGGGGTCGTCGATCTCCAGGCGGAACCACAGCTTGGACGGGTCGCTCAGACCGCTCATCAGGCCCGACGCCAGCGTGCGCAGGTGGTTGCGCGGCGCGCTGTCCATGATGCGCTTGTGGTCGATGCGCGTGCCCCAGTTGGGCATCTGCCCTTCGAAGAAGCCGCGCTTGGGCATCAGGTACAGGCTGATCTCGCGCAGGATGGGGTACCACTTGGACAGCGCCTCGGTCCTCAGCGCGGCCCAGCGCTGGCTGACGGCGGACATCTTGCTGCCCAGGTCGAACTGCGGCTTTCCCGCGGCGCGCTTGTCCTTGTCGCCCGTGCCGGAGCCCTCGCCGTAGCTGGGCTGGTTCGAGTCGGGGATGCCCGCGTTGACATCCATGGTCTATTGCCCCAACTTCGTCTTCAGCGTGGGCGCGGCGGTGATGGGCGCCGCGCCGCCGTACTTCATGGTGGCCGCGATGCCCATGCGCAGGCTGTTGAGCTGCCTGTTCTTCGTCGCCTGGAAGTTGTCCGGCTGGACCACCTGCGGCTGCAGCTTGATCTGGTTGAGCAGGTCGGCCTGCGCCTGGTTCTGCTTGGCCGCGGCTTCCGAGGCGGCGTTGGCGGCGTTCTGCGGAGCAGTGGCCACTCCCTGCGCGGTACGCGCGGCGACGGCGGTGCCGTAGCTGAGTGCGGAGGCGGGGTTGGTCAGCGCCATCACGCCGGCGGCGTCGCGCGCGGTCTTCCCGACCGCGCCGGGAGCCTCGGACAGACCGAAGGTCGTCACGGCCGTGGCCACGCGTGCCAGGGTGCCCAGCGTCCCGCCGCCCCCGCCGCCCATCAGCGGGCCTCCGAAAACAGACGAGCCCGCCCGGGATCTCCCCAGGTCGGGCTCGGGTACGACGCGCTCTCTGCGTGCGAGGCGAGGCGCAAATCGGTTGTCGGCCGCATGGTTTCCCGCGGCTCGCCTCGCGCATCCAGTGTATCAGCGCAAGGGCATCATCCGATTTGCCGAATTTTGCTTTTTCTTGTCTTCTGCTTCCGGAGGGGGATTACAGCTCGGGGTCGTAGCCGTGCGGCCGGGAGAACTCCGCGCGCGCGCCGGCGCCGCGGCCAGCGCGCAGCTTCGTCTGCACGTTGAACGCGAAGGACAGCGCCAGCGCGTCGGCTCGGCCGGGGGAGAACCCCACGCGCTTCTTGATGTCAGACTTCTTCTCCAGCTGAACCTTCCCGTCCTCGCGCCCCACGATCTCCGGCGCGGCCAGCTCCGTGCACAGTTGCTCATCGTCCGGGATGCAGCCGCCGGCGCGCAGCCAGTCGCGCGCGCGGCTCCACATCTCCGCGCGCTTGTTGACGAACTGGTTTGCGTCCTCCGCCTCGCCGCCGAAGGGGACCAAAGTCCAGACGCGGTTCCAGCCCTTGCCGATGGAGTAGACGCCCGTCCCATACCCCTTGTCGATGAACACCGCGTCGGCCTTCTCCTCGTCTTCGAAGCGCGCCAGCGCCTGGGCAATCACCAGGTCGTTGTCGTTCTTGGCCAGCACGGCGAGCTGGCGGTACGCCAGGCCCTGCCGGATGCCCATGACGATCTCGTCGCCGCCGTCCCACGCGTTGTCCAGCGTCAGGATCTTCGGCGCGAAGCTGTACGCCGCCTCGTTGACGTGGCGCCCGCGCGCGGCCTCGATGATGTCCGCGCCGATGAACTGCCGGTCGCCCAGCTTCGGGAACACGCCCCGCACGCGCACGCGGAAGAAGTCGCTGTTCTCGCCGTAGCGCTCCAGCCATTCCTGGATCTGGTCCTTGTTCGTCATCCGGCAGGTGCGCGAGTCAATCTGGTCGTGCTCCCAGATGTCGCGGTCCGCGTTGAAGCACGCGTGGAAGTGCCCCGTGTTGCGCGTGGGGTTTCCGAACTTCAGCCAGATGATCTCCGTCTCCTTGTCCGTCAGCGCGCCCTCGGTCACTTCGGAGATGGCGTCGGCAATCGCGCTGGCCTCGTCGAAGATGACCACGATGCGCTTGCCCGCGTTGTGCAGGCCGGCGAACGCCTCCGGCTTGGTGATGTTCCAGGGGATGGCGTCGAACCGCCAGGTCTTCTCATGCGCCGGGTCCGCGGAGTACAGCGCCGTCGCCGTGAAATGGAACCAGTGCGAGGTGATGGCCAGCCGGTGCCACTTACCGATCTCGGGCCAGGTCTTCGTCATCAGCTGCGTGTCCGTGTTCGCCGTCACGATCCCGCGCGTGTCCTCCATGGTGTCCAGGGACCACTTCACCAACCACGCCACCATGGCCGACTTCCCGATGCCGTGCCCCGACGAGCGCGCCATGCGGATGGCCTTGCCCACGAACCGCCACACGCCCTGCGCCGACTTGATGCGCCCGTCCCGCAGCCGCTCCCCCAGCTTCTTCAGCAGCTTGACCTGCCACTCGTCCGGCCCCGGGTTGGGGTTCTCCGGCGTCGGCCCCAACTCACCTTCGCCCCATGGGAACGCGTACAGCACATAGCCCAGCGGGTCGTGACGGAAGCCCACCATGGCCTCCACCAACTGCTCCTCGAGCTCGGGATCCGAAGGCGCGCCGTCCGCCGCGCGCGTCATGCTCCGGGTCAGGCGGTCGTCTTTCACGGGTTGTAGGGGACCTCAAACAGCCCCAGCTTTCCCTTCACCGGGAATGAGTTGATGCGCACGGCACTCTTCAGAACCCACGCGAACAGCCCCGGCAAGCAAGGGCATTGGGCCGCAGCTTCGTCTTCCGCCGTCATGGGGCGCACGTCCACTAGTTGCGCCACGGCGATGGCCCGGCCGCGCTCGTTCATCGTCTTGGAGCTATGGTACGGGCTGCCGACGCTGCCCATGCCTTCCCAGTCCATCGCTTTCGAAACGCATACGAGGACGGGGCCGCGGTAGCTGGTCTTCCAACTCCGCGTTTCGATGGTCTTGACGCCCTCGGCAATCCGCGCCGCCCACGGCTGCTTAATGCTCAGGGCTTTCATCAACGCTCCTGATTCTCATTCCCGCTGCGCGCTCGGATGAACTTCGCAATCCTCACGATTCCAGCGATGGCCATGACGATCACCGCGACCAGCACAGTCTCACGCGCGTCCTTCATCATTTCGTGCATCATGGGCGTTCCCCCCGAGACGGCGCATCATCGCCGCCATTGAATCGCGATGACGGGGGCGTCGGTAGGTCCCCTCCATGCGCTCCATCGTTTCGATCTTCCGCGCCTGGCACTTGTCGCACAGGCTGTGGCCGTCGCAGCAGTAGCTCATGCCCGGTCCCCATCTCGGGGAACGCGCAGCAGGCACTCCAGGTCTTCTACGGCTTGGACCAGTAGAATCGTCCAGTTCCCTTGTTCGCGCCCATGCTTCAGCTTGCGTTCATTTTTGCGTCGGATTATCTTCTTGATGGCGTTATCAATTCTGTCCCGCTCCGAGGGACCGTCCTGTTTCGGGGTGTGATGATCACAGGGGAACAAGATGTCCCCGCGCTCATGGGACTCAGGGTCAGGGCACGGCTTCTTAGCGGATGCGTTATTCTCGGGCGTGGTCTTCAAGGCGCCACCTCCACCGGATTCGACTGGATGGAATACGTCGTCGAAGACACGCGCGCCATCTGGATGGCGCCCAGATGACCCCTGAACGGGCCGTCGTAGAACCACTGAATCCGCCAGACCTGCTTGCCCTCCTCCAGCGCCAGTTCCGCGCGTTCCTTCGACAGCGCGAAGTGGACATCCTGCATCGCCGGGCAGGAGCAGCCGTGCGTAGTATCTACGACGATGTTGGCATGGTTTATGTTGTACCCCGCGTTAACGCTTCCGATTTGGAATCCGCTAGGGCACGACAGTGACACGACCATCGAAACGATCAGGTACAGGCTGTTCAATCAATCCCCCGAGTCCATCTGATACCCGAACTTCACCCCGCACACCGCCTGCATCGTCACGGTGTGGAGCGAGCCGCGCGCGTGGTCGTCTTCCTGGTAGGCGAAGTGCGAGCGCTCGCCGGGCGTCAGCGGGCCGCCGACGCGGTCCCAGCGGCGCTTGTGCAGCTCGGTGCGCAGCATCTCTGGGACCAGGCTCAGGCACGCCTCGCAAGCGTCCGCCGGAGCGTCGGCCAGCGCCCAGACGCCCGCCAGGTTATTGCTGATCATGCTGACGGCGTGGCGCACGCCGCGGGCCGTGCAGGTGTCCACGCTCTTGCCGTGCTTGCCCTTCTCCGGATCCGGGAAGATGGTCACGGGGAAGTAGCTGGCCACGCGCGCCACGGCGTCGTTCGACTTCGTGCGCACCAGCTCGGCGCGCTTCTCCAGGCGCGTCAGCTCGCGCTCCAGCACGGCCAGCGCCTGGTCCGTCCCGCCCTGACGGTGCGCCACCGACCGGGCGATGCGGCGGGCCGTCTCCAGCGTCACGGCGTCACGATTGTCGGGCATCAGTGCTTTCTCCGTTTCTCCACCAATCGACGGCCCTTGGCCGTCAGCTCCAGGTCCAGCGGCATGTCCGGACAGACGCCATTGACCAGGTGCGAGAACAGCACCTTCAGCTTCATGGCTCGGCCACAGTGAGCGCACCATCCCACGTTCGCAACATTGCCTTTCACGCGACCTCCAGCACGACGCTCTTCATCTTGAACGAATCCCGCACCAGCACCGCCCGGCAGTACCCGCACCGCGCGGTCCACTGGCGCCGGCGCGCGTCCCAACGCCAGGCGCTTGGAGCGTGCGTGGCGCGGCTCACCTTGCAGTCGTTCATTCGAACGCCTCGATGATGGCTTCCATCGTCTCGAAGTCTTCGGCGCCGGCGACGATGCGCTCCACCGCGTCCATGTCCGCGATGACCGTGCGCTTCAGCATGGCGCGCACCAGTCGCTTCACCTGGCCTTTGGTTGGGCGTCTCATGCCGGCACCGCCGCGAGCTTGTCCTCGGCGCGCGTGCAGATGACCACTTCCACGGGAGAACGCATGAACACCTTGTCGATGATGCCGGACACGATGGCCCAGTTGCCGCCGGCGATGCCGCAGCCCAGCCTGTACGGCAGTCCCAGCTTCGCCGGGCGGTCGGCTTTCTGCTGCTCAGCCGCCAACTGCTTCTCCAGCGCGCTCAGTGCGTGCTCCATCGCGTGATAGTTGGTTCCGCCCTTCCCGTTCTGCGTGTACAGGTTCACGATGACAGGCCGCTTCGTCTTCCGGTCTCCCCACGCCATGCTGTACGAGCCCTGCTTCTCGATGGCCCCGTACTGCGTCCTCTTGTCAGCGCGCACGACGCTGGGGTACTTGTCGGCGATCTGCGCCGCCAGGCCAGCGCCGAAGGTGTGGTACAGGTTCGCCTGGTGTGCAATGTGCGTCAGGTCGTTCTGCTCCAGCAGGTCACCCGTTCGTTCGGAAATCATCTACGCGGCCTCCACGAACACGCCGCCTTGCAGCTTGTACTCCACGTCGGCCTTGATGCCGTCCTGGCCGACCTTGGCCACCTTCACGTTGACGGGGACATACCTGTCGCCCTGCACGACCCACTCCGCCAGCACGATCCAGGAGCCGTCCTTGGCCTTGGCGGTGTTGTGGATGCCGATGCCGGCGACGACGCTATTGAGACCCGACGCGGCGAGCTTGGACCCGTCGCCCGACGCGGCGAGCTTGGACCCGTCGCCCGACGCGGCGAGCTTGGACCCGTAGCCCGACGCGGCGAGCTGGGACCCGTAGCCCGACGCGGCGAGCTGGGACCCGTCGCCCGACGCGGCGAGCTGGGACCCGTCGCCCGACGCGGCGAGCTTGGACCCGTAGCCCGACGCGGCGAGCTTGGACCCGTAGCCCGACGCGGCGAGCTGGGACCCGTCGCCCGACGCGGCGAGCTTGGA